TGGAACTGGTCTTACGATCAAGTTCTACCACAAAAGTGGTGCCAGATTGGTTTACTTTCGAAACTACACTCTCTCCACCGGTTGCACATTCAAACCAAGAATCAGTAAAGATGCTTGGAATGAATCACCGCAACGATTGCTGGAGTTATTGCCCTCTCCAAATAGGGCCGGCAAGATAAACACGCGGGACAAGGTTTCCTTGTTCTGCATGTTGTTTTCTTGGCAAGAGAGTCAAACACGAACTGTGTACGGGAGCTATCCCGTGCATATTCGCGTCCATCAATCTTGTCAAGATTAGCCGTTAAAGACTCGATGGCAAGAGTTGCGTTCTGACATGAGTCAGAAGCAGCCCCCCCGAGCGTATGAGCTATATCTCGGACGCGACCAAGGTTTAAGGGCAATTTATGTATTGCCTCCTTGATCGTCATAGCTCCACAACCCCCCCAACCACTGGGAAGAAGGATATCACCGACCTTACCAAGCGTCGATGTATGTGTTTCTAGGAATGCCCGCCTTAGCCGGCCCGTGTTCTCTAGATCCACCTGTGCACTATTACACAGATCCCTCCAGGCCCTACCAACTGTAGATGGCCTAATTTCAGTGGAATGCTTACCCTCACTTCCAATCACATGTTCTCTCTTATCAAGGCCGAAAGGTCTCAATAATCGAGAATTTATGAATGGGATCGGGACCTTCTTATAAAAGAACTGACTATTAATAGTGAAGAAATCTTCCGAGTAATAGTTCTTTCCAAAAGAAGGCATCAGACCGCATGACATGGTTAGATCTTTCCAAGCCGCAAGACCCTCGGGGGTCGCGGTGAAGAGAATATCGTCACCATTCACGTAATGCCAGTCTGAATAGGCATCTGGGTTGTTCGCTCTAGCCAAGGTAAAGAGCGCCGAATTGATCAGGCTGAGGTTATTGAACGAGGATAGGCTCCCCATGAGCTGTCCATTAACCTGATCTACGACGTCTCCCGAAGGATAATGCAATTCATGCATTCCTGCATTCTGAAGATATAATTCTCTTAGATCTTCAGGAACCTTGCGTGATACCTCTTCTGCGCAAGCAGAACAGATATCGCTATTCAAGTTGTCGGTAGCGGCGGAATAATCGCCGGACACATATTTGTGCCCGCGTGCCAATTCAGGCAGGCTATCGACAATGTCCTTAACAGGGCAACCACCTATCAATCGAAATGGTTCCCGATTTCGTAGGAACCGATTGAGGTCGGTGGTTACCTGTTTAAGGCGCTGGTTCATCACGGGCTCTACCGTGATAATGCGGGACTTTAAGGGATCATCAACACATCGGATGTGTACAGGTTGTATGGGTTTATCCTTACAATCCGTTATGCTCCGGTTATGGAATTCTTTCGCAGACGTCTCCGCGAATGAATTGATGATCGCCATCCTTCGGAGGTCCATGCGTCCTTCCTTTTTAAAGGGAAGAAACGCAGAAACCTCACCTTGGGCCCCTCCGCGTGCCCTGGAACGCTCCACGCAACTGTTCCGAGACAGTGGCGAGAAGAAATTTACCTCAGTTTTAAATTTTGCAATTGTATACTGAGTGTAAATACTAACGAATTCTTTGCACTCCGATGGACTCTCACGTGATTGCGTGAGTGTCTTTCGGTGTTTCTCTACTGCAGCTTCCACAAGAGAAGCTGGTAGAGGAGGACAATTCCTCTTCAACATATGAAGGGAATGAGCAAAGTACATTCGTCTTCTGGAAGTACCGTTTAATAAACGTTTCATGTGGCGGTTAACGCCAAGTACTTTCCAGAAGTCCAGGAACTTAGGCGGAAGTTCGAGGTGTTCATTACTGCAATATAGATATGAAATTCTATTACTAGTGCAGTATTTGAACGAATCCACCACGGCAGCAATGCCGTGGGACTGTGCAAACATTTTTATGTCGGCACAGCCTCGGACGATAGATTCCTTTCGAAGTTGGACATTGAATATATCGAAGAATTTCAATATACTCATGACCAACCCAGAAACGAATTTATCGGATTCAAGTCCGAGTGTCGTTGGGGTGAGGCTGGAAGCAGCTACCTCTACTGCGCGTGGATTTGACAACCCGCTAAACTTACTCTTGCTCATCGCAAGAGACCGTGTACCCTGCCGTCGGCAGAGGGACTCCATAT